ATCTGCCGCTAGGATTATTGCCGTAGTAGTCTAGAATGTTTGTGTTTACAGATGCACTTACAAGCCTCTGTCCTGTAACAAGCACCCCTCTAAAGAATGATATAGGGGTAGTTGTAAGTCCAGTGCCACTGCCATTATTGAATGTGCTTGCAAAGCTCCATGTAGCCTCACCACTTGGTGCCAACTCATTTTGATTGTAAGCGACTTTCAGCCCATAGAGGGTATCTGTACCAATCTTAAAGTTTAACACGTCACCGCCTCTAAGAATGGTCTTCAGCCCCGTAATAGTTTGGTCGGTAGCTAGTGTTACGTAACCACTTAAGTCAGTGCTGTAGTTAGGGATATTTAAAGTGCTTCCTACTAGGGTAGATACTCCACTCGTTCCAGTGGTAGTAAGTGTTATAGCGTTCTGCTTGCCATTGAATATAGTCCAATCAGCACTACTCAAAGCTCCTCGATTGGTAGCTGAAGCAGTAGGAAGATTAAAGGTATGCGTTGCAGTTGCGCTTGCAATGTTAAAGTCAGTACCACTAGTCCCTACTTGAAAGTATTGAACCTGTGTAGTCAACCCATTCAATGCAGTCAACCCAGTAGTGAACGTGGTTATAATCTGGCAAAGGTGCCCATTCTCTGTGTGTAGTGTAATTGTTCTGCCAGAAGTATTGACATAAATTCTAATAGCCAATCTATCTGTAACCAACAAAGAAGTTTGAGGTACAGCTAAAGCAGAAAAGTATGGATTGATAATAGTTCCAAATGCAATTAACTCAGGGTTAGTACTGTTAGATGCAATAAACGTAAACGTAGTCCCATCGTACTTGTACAACTCTACATAAAAAGAAGGAGTACCTCCACCACTTGATGCACTAAAATATGTCTCAAAGTTCCAGTTACCAGCAGGTATCTCTAGTTGATTAGGGTCTCCTGCATCAGTAATAAATTGAGCAATGTATCCATTTGTTGAAATATTAAAGTCAGTCCCTGCTCCTAGAATAGGAGTCTTACTCATCTCGTAATAAGCGTTGCCTACAAATGTACCCTGATTAACTGAGCCATTCAAGTAGTAGCTTACTGATGAGCCACCACCGCCTCCACCTGAAGGAAAGTCAGCCAACGTACCATCACCTCTTACATACTGAGATGCAGTTCCTGCACCAGTTACAGTAATCGTCCCTGAGCTTGTTATAGGGGTATTAGACACATTAAATGCTAAAGGCATACTAAGACCTACACTTGTAACTGTGCCTACAAATTGGTCCGTATACTGAGGTATATTTAATGTGTTGCCAATTAATGTCGAAGCACCACTTGTACCTGTGGTAGTTAAGGTCAAAGAGCCTTGAGCTCCAATGTCAGCTAAGACCTCAGAACCTGTTCTGTATTTAATTATCCCTCCATCACTTACAATAAATCTATCTGTATCTAGAACAGCATTGATAATTGTATTTACAAATAAGTCTCCACTAATGGTTATCTTATGACCAGTCTCTACAGTACCAGTTCCTAGAATCATATTGCCATTGGCAAACATCCTAGACACCTGAGTACCTCCAATAGATTGAATCACCAACCCATCAGTGTAGCCATGTATAGTTGACCTCGGAGAACCGAAGTTGTTCATTTGAATGGTATAAGCGTAAGCTGTACCGTTACTATTTGTAAAAACTACCGTACCCCCAGTAGCACTATTATACTGGAAGTTAAACGTATCAGCAGCATAAGACAGTGGGCTATTCACTAATGAACTAGAACTACCCCACATCGGTAACGTATTTGGCGTACCACTCCCCCCAACCTTGCTGTTAAAGGTATTCCAATCGGTAGAACTCAAATAGCCATCTGTTGAGGCACCAGACTGTGTAATACCTACCACTCCTGCTACAAAAGTCAATGGAGCAGTTACTGATATCGCTGCCTGCTTGCCATTAAATATATTCCAATCGGTCGAACTCAGATAACCATCCGTAGTCGAACTCGACTGCGTAATGCCAATTGTGCCAGAACCTGTAATTGTACCCCCTGTAAGGGGTCCAGTTGTGGCAATTGACGTAACTGTACCTACGTTCCACGTTCTATTAGCAGTGAGGTTAAATGTTACTCCATTAATTGTTAAAGTAGTGGTGTTTAATGCACCATCAGTAATCCCGTATCCAGCTAATGTGGTAGGAGTACCGGTAATCTTAGTCCATGCCAGTGAAGTAATCCACGATGGGTTAGCATAGGTCTGGTCTGTACGTACATCACCTACAGTCCATGACCTGTCCGCAGATAAGTTGTACCCAACCCCATTAATTGTAAGCGTTCTTGTAATAGGGACGGCACCGACATCACTAGCAGTAAGCACAACAGCACCTACGTACCCATTCACACTTACTACAGCATCAGTGTTGTCTACCTTGTCCCAAGTTGACCCATTGAATATCGCCCAGTCGCCTACCTGCCAGTCAGTAATCCCATTCAAATTAGTATTACCAGCTACATTGACTACATAATAGTAGCCCTGCACGCCTACTGAACTCTGTAGAAACGGAGTGTTCGTAGCTGCATTCCATACGCCTTGGTACTCAACGCCACCTGCTAGACCATTAATCTGGTTCTGAACCTTGCCAAATGCCTGCAAGATGGTGTCTGTAGATACTACAGTGCCGCCTGTTACGTTCAGCCCTGTTAACACCTTGCTTGTTACAGCAGCATTATTAAGAGTAACAGCAGCATTGCCGGGGCCAACCGCAGTTGCCTCTCCAGAAAGTTGAGTGATGTAAGCTCCCTGTGCCTGATACTGTGGGATATTAAGAGTCTTACCAATATAAGTAGCAGCACCGCTGGTACCAATTGTAGTAAGCGTGTCAACAGTATTTAAATCCCAAGACCTGTTCGCAGAGAGGTTATATGTTACGCCATTAATTGTAAGCGTTCTTGTCTGTGGGGTATAGGCTGTACTATCTAAGCTACCATCAGCCTTAACAAATTGTGTAGCAAGTCCTCCGGGGATAATAAAAGAAGCAGCAGTAATGTTAAATGCTCCAAGGTTTACGTTACCAGTAGCTCCAACATAAGGCACAAATCCCTGACTAATTAGCCCACTAATATCCCCTAAAGAAAAGTTTTTGGTCTCATTTAGGTTCTCTACGTCCGTACCTATCAACAAGTCGTTGAGGGTAGGTATAGAAACTATGGGGTATGTACTTATCCGTGCCATTCGCTATCAAGTAATTGAACAAATATACTAAAGATAAGCCTTATTTTTTAAAGAAGAATCTAATAGACAAAATGACGATTGGAATTAGCAGCAGCCATGCCATGTTTAGTAAGCTAGGCTTCTTGTCTACTGACTTCTCATAAGTCTCTTTGCTCTCTTCTTTGCTTACCTCGGTTTGATTGTAGTCAGCAACAGCAACAGTTGTTTTTGTAGTGTCTACAACATCACGCTTGGTGTTTTTAATTTTTACCGCAGCATTAAAGTACTCCTTTCCTCCAATGACTATAGGCTTTGTGTTGTCTATTGGGACAACCTGAATCTCATCAATGTCTTCTTTAATACTGATTGCGTTCTGCTGAACAGCAACGCTGTCCTTCTTCTCTACAACAACGCTGTCTGTGATTGTCTCTACTTCATTTTTAGATACAGCTACCTTCTTCGTAGAGCACGAAAAAACTAGAAGGCTAAGGCAGATTAATGTAAGAAGTCTTACTTTATTTTCCATATATATCCTTTTGCAGATTTTTGCCTTCCTTTTAAACAATCTGTTATTCCCGTTTTGTTCATGTTGTAAAATTTAACAGCATATTGAGCACATTCCCATTCTTTTAAAAAAACTCCATCTAAAGAATACTGATAAACTTTAAATGCTCTTCCATTTTTATGGTCTTTACTTTCTAACCAACTTCCTGTTTTATTTTTTTTGTGAGCCAAAGACATTTTAGATTTTGTTTGGTCAGAGGCTTTTCTTCCTTTTGCCTTTAAACTAATTTTATCCCTAGTCTCTTGGCTAACTATGTGTCCTGTTAAAGTACGTTTTCTTTTTTCATTAATTTCTTTACTTAAAAATCCACCATCCCCCCCATATGAAATATTGCAAAGAGTACCATTTTCTGTATTTTTCTTGTATAAATTAATAAACTCAATTTCTTTTTCACAAGCCTGTTTCCATGTGATATCATCAAGCATTATTTCAACCCTGTAATCCGTAAAATTGACAATGTTATTCCAATAAACATTTCTATTTTTATGGGAGTAAGCCCTATTAAAATCAGAATCACTTTTCCCTATTCCAATATAAAAAGGGACATTCTTGTCAAGCCTGATATGCCGATATAAATATGCCATTATTTTAAATCGGCATCTGATTTATATGAAATATACTTAGTTGCCCTAGCAATCCTTTTAGCTACTAAGATTTGTTTCCTGTTTCCGATTTTAACGTAACTGACGTGAACCCAAGCGGGATTACCATTCTCAGGGAATTCTGAGATTACTTGGTCAAAATCTAGATTATCTTTAATGTAACTAAAGATGTCAAAATTAGTTACATCTCCACTAGTTCCATCCATGTCGATGTCAATGGCTTCACCCTTACAATGCTGAGATGATGCACTGCCCTTAATGAATTTATTAAGAGCCTGTGACCTGTACCCAGAGCTGATATGAATAGGAACTTTAAAGTGAGCACGAATAGGCTCAAATACTTTTTCAGCAAGCAACTTAAAATTCTCCAAGTGCTCTGCTGTAGGTGTATTATCTATTCCATTACGCTTTGCAGTTTCACTTCTAGTTACTTCAGCAAGAGATAAATGCTTAGATATTTTCATTTTATATCGTCAATATCTGACTTTATTTCTTTGGCTCTATTTAAAAGTCGCTTAAGCAAAGCCCAGATGTTAATCTTAAACCCTTCTTCAATATTCTCTTTAATCGAAACTAGCTCAATAAACATCAACAGGATTGCACAGATTTTGGTGAACATGAACTCAAATCCAAAAGCAGACTTGACAAATTCGTTCAAAAGAAATTTGTCCATCAAAAAAAGAAACAATATGCATACTTCATAAAGAAGCATCTTACTAACTATATTCGACAACTTCCTGCTCCTTATGCTTGACCAACCGTTTATTTTAATTGACTTAAATATTCCTGTGATAGTATCAAGAATAATTGCTGCCGCTACAGCTATTAATAGCCCGTATATGGGGGAGAATAGGAGTAAGATGGATGCGAATATGTATTGAAGATATTTCATCGTCCTTGCCCTTTATATGGCTTCTTATAAAGCTTACTCCCTTTGCTAGTGCTAGTCTTTGTCTTAGCAGCCACACCTCTACTATTTGACTTCTTAACGTATGTGCTTGCAATTGAAATCTTAGCCTTTGCCATCTTACCAAAGAGCTACAATGTTGTTAGCAGAAGTACCGCTAGAAACTGCCCAAAGCTTAATCACTTGTACTGGCAATACTGTTCCTGCAAGAACTCCAAAGAAAGTAATTATATCTCCTCCAATGGTAGTAACTCTTACGTTACCTGCTGTTCCAATGTATAGATAACATCCTACGTTGCCAATAGTAGTCTGAGAACTTGCTTGATAAACAATATAGGCTTTATCTGTAAAAGCAAAAATGCCAGCATTTAAAATCAATTCTGTTTCACTAACAACCTCAAGGACTGTTGCCGCAAGTGAATCTGTTGTATTGTAAACAATGTCACCAGTTTTAACATTATTTGTAACAAATGTTGCAGCAGAGTCTATAAGAAAAAAACCTGAAACAGATGTATTTATTCCACTTGCGTTTTCAGCTGGGAAAGGAATATTAGCACTGTTGGTTCTTACAACCGTTAATGCTCTTGAGAAAGTTGTTTTAAATACTGACATAATTTTTATTGTTTATAAGGAAATGCTCTATTTAATGCGTCTCTGCGTGCCTTGCATCCACAATCTTTACCTGTGGCTTCGCTAACTGCTTCGACTACTTTTTTAATTCCAGTAGCTTTAGTAACCTTTTCAATCGTATCTCCTAGTCCTTTGCTTTTCATATCATTATAAGAAATAATGGCATCAACCCAGATAGAGCTGATGCCTTGTTTATTACGCTTGTTGTGTAATTACTTTATTCTTCATCGCCTTCGGAGGGTTGCTCAGGCTCTATGCCTTCAACCCATCCTGCGAGGAACTTGAAGCTTTCGATGCCTTCACTTGAAAATGTAAACTGATAAAACTCAAACTCTTCGTCAAGAAGCTTCTTCATGTCTTTAGCCATAGCCTTGATGCCATCCTTGGTGAACTTGTAGTCCCCCTTCTCGTTCAAGTCCAACACACCATTTGATTCAGTGTGGGCATTGTCAAGACGGATGTCCTCACGCTTCTCGTTGTAACTCTCGAATAGCGGCTTAATTTTTTCCGCAATCTTTTTTAGCTTAACCTCAGCCTTGCTACCTTTTTCTACAGGGGTTACGTTAAGTGCACGCACTAGCTCCAATAACTCTGCATTTGATTTGTTTACTTTTGTTGCCATTTGATTTGATTTTTATTTTCCAAATATACTAAACTTTTGAAACTCTTTTACCCATACCTACTCTTGACTTCTCAGCTTTTTTAGTAGATAATTTTGATGGGCTAATCTCACTCTTCGTCTTTGGTGTTTGAGAAGATACTCGTGTTGTTGGACGGCAATATTCATTCTTACCGCCAGCACCACAGGCCTTACCGCTCTTAGTGTCTTGCCACTTCTCTTTCTCCCAACGCTTTAAGCTAGAGCCCTTCTCAGACTTAACTACATTGCCTGATGCCTTACGACACTTGGCAATAGCCTGTGAAGCCCTAGCTGAAGGGAACACATCATACGATGCCTTTACTTTTTTGTAGCAAGCGTCTTTCATTAGTATTTGCCTCTACGACCTTTAGGTGATGATTTGGTTGAGCCTCCCGGCCCTGCCCATAGGTTCTTACAGGCCCAATACTTTGGTGTTAGCTTGTCATTAGCTGAGTCACACCCATGTCTTGCCTTGAAGCTCTTACGAGCAGCAGCACTATAATTATGACCATAGCCCTTTGCTCCAAAGTGAAGGAGCTTCTCCTCCCCATTGGAACAGGCCTTAACCATCTTCTTCTTGCCCGGTCTATCCGAAGCAACAGGACGGTTACATGACATCTTTGACTTATCAGCCATTAGCTTCTAAATGCTCTAGTAGTGTTACCCGGGTCAGCCGGAGCCTCCTGTACTTTCTCTACTTTAGCTACAGGAATATTCTTTACAACTGGTGACTTTTCAGCTACCTCGTTCTCTACTAGTCCTGACTTTACTTCTTCTTTAGCCTTTGACATTGTTATTTCATTTTACTTTTTACAGCTTGTTTAACTACAGCTTTTGCAAATTTATCTACTTTTTTTGCAACCTTAACATTGGTCTTCTCAATGTTTGCCATCTTCTCTCTTCTTTCAATCGGAGTATCTCTGCTTGCAGGAAGTTTTGAAACAGCTTTACCTAATTTCTTATTGGCTCTTGCGACTCTATCGCCCGGGCCCATTGCTTTCATTGCTGCCATGATTACTTAGATTTCTTGCCCATTTTCTTGGCTACGCCACCTGATTTAATTGCAGACTTAGCACCCTTAGATGGTACGCCACCTGACATAGCCAAAGGCTTGGCTTTTAATGCTCCTTTAATTGTAGGCCCAACAGGTCCTGAAGGAGGTTGCAACTTGGAAGATGCAGGAAGATTAGGAATGTCCTTTTTCATTTTTTTGTTTTGTTTTAAAATTAATAATCTTTTTATTTAAATGTAGCTAATCCTTGTAATTTACCCAAGCCAGATACTCTGTTAGCCCCACCAACCCTACGCTCTCTGTTCTTAGAGAGCTTATCCTTTAGCTTCTCTTTGCCGGCTTGAATAGCAGCAATCTCTCTAGCCTGCTTGTTCTTAAAGGTAATTACATCAAGCTCACTGCGTAGGCTTTTAACCTCCTCCTCAGTTGATTTCTCTTCGGATTTCTTCTTCTCTGCCATAAGTATAATTTATTTACCTTTGCTTTACAAATGTAATAAAATTAAATTAATGAAATCAACACCAAGTGACTACCTAAAGTTTTGGCGTGTAATCAGATATTACGTTAAGGCCAAGCACCAGATAAGTCAAGCAGACCTTGACATAATCCTGTTCCTGTACTCCGAAGGATATTTTGGTAAAGAGAAGTTTGAGCAATATGTGCAGCTAGTTAGCTGGGATAAGGACCGATTTGCCAGCCTATTAAGAGAAAAGTGGCTTGAACGCTTCAGAAGGAGAGGCGCTGACGGCCGGGCCCTGTACTCTTTGAGCGACAAGGCAAAAAATTTAGTAAGAGACATCTATCGAAAGCTTGAAGGCGAGGAGATACCGACCAGTCTCTCCTTCAACCCCATGTTCCTAAAGAATGTCTCCTACAATGATAAGGTCTATCGGAATATGATACTTGAAATGAACGCCTACAACAGGGCCAACAAGTATCGTAAGCCAATCAAAGAGGATGACAACGATGGTTAAAGCACCACCACTACGTCACGCTCAGAAATAATTGTGAACTGCTCGTTATTAATTAGCATCGTGAAGCTATGTGCTTTATCGTAGTATAGCTCGTCCATCTCATCAATGACGTCCACGTCTGTGCCTACAGCAATCACCTCAGCACGCTTGTATCGCAGCTGATTGGCGTCCTCACCAGATAGGATTAGACCACTCTCGGTCTTAATCTCCTCCTGTATGTCCTTAACAATAATATATTTCCCTATTGGTCTCATAGTAGTCTTATAAATGATGGCGTATTCTCCCCAACGTAGGAGCCTGCAATGTTGTACTCGTAGAACTCAATTGCCTCATCATCGGTCATCCCATCTTTTATGAGTATGTCAATGACTTTGTAAATGTCGTAGACAATTTTTAGATTATTGTCATCAACGCCAATGATGGCATCATCAAAGCCATCCGCTATCTTGAACGTATCGTCTGGATACAGCTCAAGTATTTGTTCAAGTTTACTCTGCGTCATAGCTCCGTGCCATTGTGATGATTGCATTTGTGCTCAATATAGTGACCGCAACGCTGATTGCGTTCTGCAACGCTGAGCGTGTCACCTTAAATGGGTCTATGACGCCCATCGCCACTAGGTCCCCAACTTGACCCGTCTTCAAATTGTAGCCGTGACCCACCGGTGTACCGTCTTTATACACGTCACTTGGCTTTAGGCCAGCATTTGCAAGGATTTGCTGGAAGGGAGCCATCAATGCGTTGCGCACAATGTGCAATGCAGCGGTATGCTCAGCACTTTTTGACTCAGAGTCAAATAAATCAGCGCTTTCATCGAGCAATGCCTTGCCTGCCCCGGGCAATATGCCCTCCTCAAGAGCGGACCTAACCGCACACACAGCGTCATCGACCCTGTCATAGAGCTCCTTCTGCTCCAAGTCAGTCTGGCCGCCCACAAATATTACCCCAATGCCCCCAGTAAGCGAGGCAATGCGCTCCAAAATGAAGTCCTTGTCCACTTTTCTCGTGCTCTGCTCATGCAATTGCCACAGTTGTGCGACTCTCTCGTCTATTGACCCTTGGTCAACTTTTACATTACTGCGAATAATTATTGTTTTGTCCTTGCCAACGATGACTTTTGCCGCATGACCCAAGTCAAGGTAATTAATAAGACTCAAATCATCACCCGTCTTCTCACTAAAGTACGTAGCACCCACGCTGACCGCAATGTCCTGCATCAACTCATGCTGCTTGTAGCCAAAATTCGGTGGAGCAACAGCCACCACCTTCAAATTTCCCTTCATGCTATTGGCCGCCAGCGTATTCACCACGTTCACATTGCACGGAGAGATGATGAGCAGCTTCTTCCCCTCGGAAATTATTGGCTTCAACACGTTCTCAATCTGCAAAATGTTGGCTATCTCAATGTCAGCCACCAAGACCATCACGTCATCGAACACACACTCGTCCTTCTTCACGTCATTGACGAACAAATGGCTCAAATAGCCCCTGTCAATTTTTAGTCCCTTAGTAGTCTGGGAATAGGTCTCACTAGTTTGGCTCCGCTCAACAGTTACTACGCCACTCTTGCCGACCTCCTTGTACACCTCAGATATAATCTTGCCTATCTCCCGGTCATTGTTAGCGCTTATAGCGGCTACGTCTACTAACATAGATGTCGTTACCTTCTTACTCTTCTTGCGTAGCTTGTCCACCACCTTAGCACTTATGTCCACCATCTCTCTCAATACCTCCGTTCTGTTCATGCCCTCGGTGATGTGCTCAAGGCCTCCTAACACCAAGCCCTCAGTCAACACTATAGCAGTAGTCGTGCCGTCACCAGCAGAGGTCGCAGTCTTGTCAGCAGCCTCCTTCATCATTCTTACCGCAAGGTTCTCAACAGGGTCTATCAAGTCAATAGACTTGGCGACAGTCACCCCATCCTTAGTTACAGTAATGCCATGTGTGTGATGCGGACTCTCTATCAACACCGTATTGCCCGAAGGGCCGAGAGTTGACTTAACAGCCTTGGACATCTTGACGATGCCGCTAATCAATTTGGTCCTACCCTCAGTACCAAACTTTAAGTCCTTGGGCGAATAGCCCAGTCCAGATGTTTCTACCATTTGATTTGATTTAGATTTTTAACTTTAATCTATGCCACCCCTTGGGGTAGCACAGAACAAATATAAGCATGAATGACGATTTGTCAAGGCCATGACGGTTTTAAACCAAGTTTGCAGGATTAATGTCGATTAATAACCTGAGAATCAGGTTATTGTCGGAAATGACAATTTATTTCCCCTATACTACTATATATATATTTCTCTCCTTTATATTTTTTTTCCATTATATTCTTTCTTTAAAATCGACATTTTCGACATAAAAAAAATAAAGTATTAATAATCAATAAGTTAAGAAAAAAAAATCGACATAAAAAACGACATAAACCCATGTCAATAATGTCGGTTTCAACTATTGGGCATATTTAAGAGTTTCTGTTGGGCAAAAAAAGGTACCCAACATGAGTACCCATTTCTAAAACAAACCCAAAACAACTATGTACTTAAAGGTACACAAAGTTTTTTAAAATGCAAACCTATAGGCTTACATCTCCTCAGGTCCCTCCATCATCTCTGACTTCATGTTACCCAAAGCAACAGCCTCAGAGTACATCTCAATCTTATCCATGCGCTTCATGATTTTTTTATTAGCAGCCATCTGAGCAAGGCCCGTCATACCATCAGGACGATTGTTAATCAATCTCCCACCTTGGACATCAAGTCCACTACCCATCATTACACCACCAGCGTAAATAGAGTTACTAAGCTTTAACTTCTTCATATCATTTTTTTTAGTTGCAACTCTCCAAATATAATAATTAATTGAATGACTTATCATTCGCTAAAGACAATAGCCTCGATAAGGTGCACTATATCAGACATCAGATATCTGGAGTGTGGGGGCTATATAGCGGTTTGACGAAGCGAGCTCTCTACGGAAAACGACTTTTTTTTTTGGGGTGGGGGGTCGAATCCGTTGGCGCTTCTCGGATTTTTTGGCGTTTTGCTGGTCCCATGTAGGGCCCGTGCCCGTCCCTTGAATGCAAATAGATTGAATAGGTACACGTCCCACGTGTAACGGCCCACGTCCCACGGCCCGCTCCATCAATGCTTACCCGCTTACACGAATATGCGAATGAATGCATATAGCTTGCGACAAATAGTGTCACGAATAATCCCACACAAAAAAACATTTGCGACAAATAGTGTCACAAAGAGACTTCTCTTTATCCCACTCCTTCCCTTGGTATACTAAAACTTAGCGCAACAATAGTTGTCATGCTAACTAATTGAACTGAAAATATTTATGCAGGTAAATAAAAAAAAATGCGCCACTACTTGCGTAGAATAAAGAAAAGTACTACTATTGTACATGCGGGAGACGCCCGATATACGAGAATTCATCTAACTATCTACAAATCAACAACTTACAACATGAAAGCACTACTTAAGAAAATCGAAGAAATCAACTCAATGCTGGATGCAGTCAATGATTCCGCTGATATCCCTGTAACCTATGCAGGGGGGACTTGGCCTTACTACGTACAAATCAAGCCAATTGAAGTAAAGAATCAATTCGTTACTATTCGTCCATCAGATGACGCTTCCTTAAGACATAATTACTTTGAAACCAAGGAGCGCTACAACATGAATAAGAAGTCTGTATGTGGTGATGAGTACTGCGCTAAGCACTTGAACTACACATTAAACATTATCCTTAAAGCATTCAAAAAAGCAACCAAATAATCTATAACCCTAAACATCTAAAACCATGGAAAATTTTATCCCTACTTTCTTAATTGTTGAAAAGTATTTTAAGGTAGAAAAGAGCGCTTATTGGTGCGCCTATGCTTCTATGGAGCTGGCCCCGTATTACGACAAATTGGCCCAATTGGAGGCCAATAATCCGAGCCTAGTATATGAGACCATTTTACATGATTACAACGGGCTTAGAAGCGATTGCGACCACTTCGTGCCTAGACTAGCCTAAAAATAAATTCCCGCCATTTAAGATGTGGCATTCGATTGCGAGCGGGAACCAAAATTTAATTTATAACCAAACCCAAACCTTTATGCGAGTTACAACAAAAGTAAATGGAGCGATTCTAGTTTTTAAACTAGATAAGACGACAAATGCCAAAATTTCAAACGGCACGGAGAAAATTTTGCAGGTATATAGTTTCTCGGATGCGCAATTTACCTACGTATCTGAGTCGGTAAAAAACGGCCAAAAAATTGACCCCAAGACCTTCTTTGACCTTGCCGACTCTGTTTGTTTCGATTGTCCTTTTAGGGCCTATCTTAAATGCTACACCCATAAATATCAGCAATACAGCGGCTTTGTTTCTATGCTTAAAAGCATTGCACGTGAATTCAAAAACGTGCAGGAAGTCCCTTCAATCCACTTGTTGGAAAAGAAAATAGTTGAAATTTCAAACGACAAATATATTCGTTTTGGCACGTACGGGGAACCAACTTTATTGCCGTTGGACTTGGTTTCAAACATGGTTAAAGCCAGCAAGTCCCACACGGGCTATACCCACCAATGGGCCAAAAAGCCCGACTATGCGGCTTTTTTCATGGCATCGACTCACAGCGAAATCCAATCCAATCATGCCAAAAATCTAGGCTTCCGTTCGTTTATTGCTACGGATAAGCCCTTGGTAGGTGCCGTGGTTTGCCCTGCGAGTAAAGAAGCGGGTTTCAAGTCAACTTGCGAAAAGTGTGGCCTTTGCAGTGGGGCAAGAAAAGGCACCAAGAATATTCAAATTTTAGAACATTAATTTAAACCATAAAACACCTAAAACCATGAAAAATTTAGAGCAAACCCTCGCAAAATCCCTTTTGAATCAATACGAATTTTGCAAACGTATGTGGCAAGAAAATCACATCGATTACGACTATTTACAGGGCCAAAAGGTAGCCATAATGAGCATAGCCAAGTCTATTTGGGGTCAAGATATTACAGGCCAAATCCCACTAGAATTCCTAAGTAATCTAGAAAAAATCGCCAACTCTGAGCCCCAAGCTAACTTGGTAGAAGTGAGTCGTTTTGAAGCGTTCGCCATGTTTAAAGATTACGGCGTAAAGAGCGTAAATGCACGACATGAAGGCTTCGAGGGATTGGCCGAATCCTATTCTGAGACGTCCGACAAATGGCTTAACATAGCCGTAAAAATTGAGCAGTCCAATGCCGATGGGTGCAACGAATCTTTTATGCACATCTAAACCCCAAAAAAATCATGAGACATCCAATCAACCAAGAGTTAGAAATCAGAGAAAAAAATCTGCTTATTGCTGATTTTGATAGCCACGTGCTTGGTGCTATAACAATGTCTGAAGACAGGATTTCTAGACTAAAATACCACGAGTCATGGGATTGGCTCATGCCTGTGGTGGCTAAAATCATGCGCAACATAAACTATTACGAGGCGGGGGCAGAAGCCGAAATGCGCCACTTGGAAGATGTGTTGCCGTTCGCATACATTGAAGATGTACACGAGGCAGTATACAGGTTCTGCAGGTGGTGGAAGGCCAACAAAGGTTAACTGATGACGGCTAATTGCTAGAAAGCCCGTGAGGGCTCTTAACCAAAACAAACAAAACTATGGGTAAATTTATTACAGCCCGATTTAAAAGCGCTTGCGCTGAGACGGGCAAAACAATTAAGCAAGGCGAGTCAATCTATTTTGACGGCAAGGCCTACGGCATGGATTCAAAGGTCTACAAAGACCAAAAGGATGTGCTCCAAACCTTCGCCCACATCAAGGCAAATGAGAACGCCTATTTTGACAACTTTTGCTACCGAAACAACATCTAAACCATGAGAAAAGAAGAATTGCTTTCGACCCTTATCGCCTTTGGAATCATGGGCATAATCATCACCCTTGGCGTATTGTACGGCATGGAATTAAATAAAATAAACTACTAAAAATCATGTTCTACCAAATCAATTTTGAAAAGAGACGGGAGCTAGTGCAGGACGTTATCGACCGCTTGACCCGATTAAACGCTGAGCAGGGTGCTCAATATTTGCAGGAGCTTGAGGCTTTGCACGAGAAGTTCAATATCAATTTAAGTGCGGACGCTACAGGCGTTCGCTACTATCCAACCAACCAAAATCTAAAGTAATGGACCTATTTGAAGCAATAGACACACTACCCAAGCGAGTTCAAAAAATACTATGGGAATATGCTTGGGAGGAAAAGAGCTACGAGGCTTGTGAGAGAATGCTAGTCGACCTTAAGGCCGAGGGCTACACCTTTGAGTTTGGCCTTGATGCTGAGCCGTTCAACCTAACTAAAATAGAGTAGGTGGAAAAGAAAACTTATTATTCCGTGTGGACAAGTGGCATAAATATCTGGGAGGGCTTAGCGTCCACCAGATATGAGGCCATTGAGCGGGCCAGAGCCCAATCGGGATACCAATTAAATTTGGTAGCAAAAGTAAAAAAATAAGACATTGCGCTTGCAAATGTCTATTTCTAGTATTACGTTAGCATATAATTAGTTCAATAACACCTAAAATCAAATAAAATCATGGACATTAAAATTATTGACGGCTTCGTGTGGTTAATTGTGACCCGACAGGCAAAAGAGATATTCGAGTCAAATTTATTTGAGTTGTACGCAGTATACGATGATGGCTCAGAGGGATTAATTTTCGACATTGAGTCCCTAGAAAGATGCGTTGCAAATGGGACCAAAATTGGCATCGAAGGAGGCTTCATAAATACCTAGTTAGTGGGCCCTGCATGGGCCCGCAGTCCACGGGTGTGTGCCCGTGCTGATGATTCCAAAAGGATGAAACTGCAACCCAAAAAACAATTTACAACATGAAGAAAGAAATGAATTTCGACCACGAGGCGTCATCATTAGTGCGTGCACTAAATGTAGACCCACACTCATTTGCGAACCAATTAGCGGCCGTCATGGCCATCTATGAGGCCAGCGATGAAGAGAAGCTAAGTAGACTTAGCCAATTACTCCACACCTGTGTAGACTACAGGATTATTTTGTTGATGGCCACGACTAGTCTAGTTGGCATGGTTGAGCAGTACAGGAACTCGGCAAACATTGACGATTTGTTTGATAATTTATCGAATAACTAGCCATGAACAGGGCACTATCAATTGTAGGGGAGCTGATGAAATTACTTTTCATCGGCCTCCCTCTTGCGCTGGCCATTTACATCGGCCTGCACATTGGGTTTATCTTTTACATCATCTATAAAAAATTCAAATGAAAGCATTCGAAATCAACACCACGGCATGGGAGGAAGAGAACTTCATCCTATTCACAGACTTGACCGAGTTTCAAATAGTAAAAATAATCGAGCCAATCGTATTTTACGAGCGGGCTGGAGGCGATGAGTATACCGATGATTCGCTAATTGATGCGCTAATTGACGCATATCCCGACAATCAAATTTATTTTTACACAACCCCTAAGCGAATTGAAATATGAAAGTAACAATCACTATCGAGGTGCCTAATGACATAGACCTCGAGCACGCCCTAGAATCAGTATCTGATGCTCTGTACTACGCTGACAACGTAACTGCAAAGGAGCAGGACCTAGTAATCAAATTAATTCAACAAATCAAAAATGGAATCACAAAATAATTTTCAGTTCGAATTTGCAGGACATGGTCATTACAGAGTGACCTACACTAGCCCTAAAACGGCCAAACAATGGTCAAAGGTAATCTCCGACATGGAGTTAATAGACCTCACTAAAAACGAGGATAACCCTACAAAGAAAAATTTAAACATTTTAAAACGAGCAGTAAAATGAAAATTGAATTTGAAATTGACGAGTCAGTCCTAGAGGATGTGTTCGTAACGGCTATCGAAGGAGGCAGCAACTATTGGTACTTCCTTAGCAATGACGCGGTGCGGTTAATAAGAAAGGCGATACCTAGAGAAGAGGAGTCGTGCCTATCTGTAGCCACATTCAAGGCTGTAATGAAGGGTGTTAATATCCCTATCAACGATGTCGAGAACGAGGAGGACATAATCGGATGGATAAGCCTAGAGACAATGGCTGATAGGCTAAGCGATTTAGCAACAGGTTACAATCGTGAGCATCTTCTTGCCCACATTGAAGGGAACGGGGATGCGGATTCCGCTGACATTGTGTTCCAATACCTAGCCATGGGGGAGGTAGTCTATGGATAATCGATTGAATCAAGACATAATCGTAGGCAAGGTAGTGGACAAGTACAACCTTAGGTCTAGGCTAGGAATGGCTAAGTATGGGACAACTCTTGAAGACAACAAGGCCACTCTAATTGAGTGGCTTACCCATTTGCAAGAGGAACTGATGGACGCTACTTTGTACATTGAAAAATTAAAATCAGATTTAAACGAAAAATAATCAATTTAAAATTATGGAAGATTTCAAAAATTGGCGAGACTCTGGGATATGCTACACCAGAAAACACTTTCTATCCCTATTTCCAGACGTAAAATTGCTGGGTGCCTGTGACGATGTGATGGCCTACGATGGTGGATACTACATCCAAATGCTTTGGGACGGGTCGTACTACGAGTGCAACACCAATCGGAGTAAGGACATAGAGGAGGTGGAGAAGAATCTTTTTTTAGAAAAAGTCATGCAAAAAATAGACTAATATTAAACATTTTAATATATTTACATCCATGAAACAGGACGTGTTTAATCAGTACGTAGAGCGGGTCGTGGACCTGTTCGGGATTACAAAGGAGGACTTCTTCTCCAAGAATAAGAAGCGGGCCATAGTAGATGCTAGACAATTGGTCTACTACCTATGTGCCAAGAGACCGATGCAAATTACTTACATCGAGAGGTACATGAATGAGGGAGGGTACAGCATTGCGCACCCATCAATCATCCATGGGATTTCTGCTGTAGAGAGAAGGATAGCAGAAGATAAGGACTACGTGTCCGTGGTTAAAGAAGTCGAGAGAGCCGTATTTATTTAATGATATGTATACTTCAGAAGAGTTTTATGACGAGACGTTTGAGTTCACTTATGATGATTCAGACTATTTGTGGAAGGGTGACTACAGGGTTGAGTCCTACGATGAAGGCGGAGACTACGACACACCTCCTACAGGAGAGACCAAGGTAAAGATAATTCATACCACTGAGTTGCTTAAAACAAATGATGAAGGTGAGTACGAGCACATCTTACTTGACCACGACTTAAAATATTTTATTACAGATTACATCAAAGAATCACTTTAATCAATCAAATCAAATGGAAAGAGAAGAAATTAGAATGGCTATGCCATCAGAACCGCAACCACAAGAGTACAGACCAAGTAAACAAGAGGCTTTAAGTCGTTGGGAAATAAATATTCAGTTTATGTCAAGAGGATGCGTAATCCGTGTAGGATGTAAGACCATTCCATTTTCAAGTACCGAGGAAGCAATTGCTGAATTGCAGAAGTACTTTGAAAATCCTTATGATACTCAAGAAGAGTGGGCGAGAATACTTTAATCAAATCAAATCAAAATGGAAAAAAAGAAATCAGTTTTCGAAAGGCTATCCGCCATCAACTTAAATGAGTACGTTGAAAAGAAGGACAACCTCACCTACCTATCATGGGCATGGGCATGGTCCGCAACAAAGAAGGAATGCCCAGATGCATCCTATCAAATCCTGCCTACAGAGTACGATGATGCGCTAGGATTCATGTGCCACACCAATGTAACCATCGAGGGTCAGACCTTAGAGATGTGGTTGCCTGTGATGGACGGCAAGAACAAGTCCATGAAGAAGCATTCTTATGAGTATACCACCAAGTATGGTGTCAAGACCGTTGATGCGGCTACTACTTTCGACATTAACAAGACCATCATGCGTTGTTTGGTTAAGAACCTAGCGATGTTTGGCTTGGGTATCTACATCTACGCTGGTGAGGACCTTCCTGAGGCGGAGACATCAACTCCCGCTCCTGCGCCTGCCCCGGTGAAGGCTAAGCCAACTGCTGAGTTGGTGGACCTGGTGATTGACTCAGACAATTGGAAGAGCGTTGAGAAGTACGTGAAGGCCAACAAAGAGTTGGGGATTGGAAAGATTGGTCAGCAGTTGAACAGAAAGTACAGCATGACCAATGAAGTTAAGCAGGCGGTCGTAGACTTGTTGAAGTAATGAAGACATTGCTAGAGACAATTGACCTAACAGGGGAGCCAAATATCTTGGCTCTCCTTACTGATGACAAGGAGTACTATGGTGGCGTAGGCAAGAACTACCTATCTAACTCAGACATCGGGACACTATTGACCAACCCGAAGGATTTCGGTAAGTCAAGGGAAGACAGCAAAGCTTTCATGGATGGCAGGTTCTTTCACCAGCTAATCTTGGAGCCTGAGAAGGCCGAGGCTACGCCATTTGTTGACGTGAGCACACGTACGACCAAGGAGTACAAGTCATTCTGTGAGACCAATAACTTGCCGTTCTGTATGCTCAAGAAGGAGCAGGACGAGGTGAGGGAGCTGGTCAATACTATGAAGGGCAACATCACGTTCTACGATGAGATTTATAAGGAGGGCAATCAGTTCGAGGTCCCTGCTGTCGGAGAGATTCAAGGCATGATGTGGAAGGGCAAGGCTGACATCGTTGGCAATGACTTCTTGATTGACTTGAAGACCACTGGCGACATACAGAAGTTTAAATATTCTGCCAAGGCGTACAACTACGATTCTCAGTGTTATATTTACCAGCATCTATTTGGTAAGCCATTGGTGTTTTACGTGATTGACAAGACCACTGGAGTATTAGGCATTTTTAAGCCCTCTCCCGAGTTTATTGAGTCAGGTGAGCGTAAGGTAGCCCGAGCAATAGAAGTCTTCTCTAAGTACTTCGGAGAGGCTCCTACGGACAACATAGATAATTACTTCATTGATGAGTTCCTAATGTAATAGAAAGGGAGGCTAAGGGACCCAACCTGCCTGCAATTTGGGTGTGAGGTGTTAGCAGGTAGTCTCCCTTTTAAAATCAAAAGTTATGAGTAAAAAAGTTATTAGAAAAGATGAAATTCAAATGTGGATTGATAGGTGGTCTAAATTACAACCATCTCCACAAAGAGACATGGTAATTAAAATTTGGTCTAAATTACTGAAATAATAATAGTCAGGTGGCGGAATTGGAAATCGCACATACTACGAAGGGTGTGTACAGCCCAACCATAAAGAGAGTTGTATGGTGGTATAAATACAGGTTCGAGTCCTGTCCTGACTACTTAAAATAAAATTAAGGTAATGAAAAACATTCAAGGAAAAGAAGAAGATTTAAAACTCTTCAACAAAGAAGGGGATTTGGTCTATGAATTTTGTAAACATTCAGGTGGATATAGCTATGAATCAACCTGTGACTCTAATGGAAAAGTGTTAACATATAAGGACTCAGATGGATTTACTTTTGAATGCACATATGATTCAAATGGAAATGAATTAACCTGCAAAAATTCAATTGGATTTTGGAGTGAAAGAACATATGACTCTGATGGTAATGAATTGACGTATAAAAATTCAAATGGTGTAACAAGGGGATTTTAAAATCAAAAAGTATAATCTAGTCAGGTGGCGGAATGGCAGTCAATGCGTGGAGATTGGGTGGAAGCGATACCAATCATTCATACAGGTTCGAATCCTGTCCTGACTACAAAGATTAACTAAAGTAAAAAGCTCGATATTGACCATTAACTTGGAGGTATCAGACCTACTAGAAGGCAGGTGAAGCTCCTGAATGGTTAATCTTTTAAAACAATAGTCAGGCGTGGAAGTACAATAGCGGTATAATAAACTATGAGTAGGGCGAAAATCTGAGATAGTGTAATAACCTGTAAAAGATGGGAAACCAATTGAAGCTATTGTAACAGGTTCGAGTCCTGTCCTGACTACAACTAACATTTACTTAGCCTCAGAGGTGGGTGTTGGTTCAAATAGACTGAGGCATACAAAAACAATTTACACAATGGCACAAGACGAAAAAATCTTTGCAGATGGTTTCTCCTTCAAGAGAAACGAAAAGGCTCCTGAATTTGTAGTAGGGAGACTATCTCTAAAAGTTGATGATGCGGTAGCATTCCTCAAGGAACATCAGAGAAATGGTTGGGTCAACCTTAACGTGAAGACCGCCCGAAGCGGCAACCACTACGTTGAGCTAGACACCTACGAGGCACCAACAGGAGCCAAGCCAACTGAAGTACAGGCGAAGCCTAAGCCAAAGGTAGTAATACCCGAGCCTGAGGATGATGGCGACCTGCCTTTCTAATAGGGGAAAATTAGGGGGAGACAATCTCTCCCTTTTTTTTGGCCTTTGTGCCTGACGAAAATGTCAATATGATTTCCCTATATTCTCTATATATAATTTCTATTTCTTTTATTTTTTTTTAATTATAATTTAAGATTAAAATTGACATTATCGACAGTAGTCTAATTATCAGTAACTTAAACGACATATAATCGACACCCAAACGACATAAAATGACACAAAACGTAACTATTTTTAAGGATATCAAGGATACTGACACTCCCTTCTTTAGGGACATACGTCAGATTCTTCTCCGAATCAAGGATGGTTCAGAGACCACACGGGATTTAGTCAAGCGCATACGCCTAGAGAAGCGTAAGCCTGAGAGACAGGAACTAAAGAAGCAGTTGCCTGCGATATGCTTCAGCGGTACCTTCAACAAGCGTACAGATGCGTCCCTGATTCAGCACTCAGGGTTTATATGCTTGGACTTTGATGGCTATGAAAAGTCAAAGGACCTACTCCATGATAAGGAGAACCTAAGCAAGAACAAATACGTGTTCTCCGTATTCATTAGTCCCTCAGGCAATGGCCTAAAGGTAATAGTTAAGATACCTGCGGACGCTGAGAACCACACCAACTACTTCAACAGCCTAGAGAAGTACTTCAACAGCCCTTACTTCGATAAGACCAGCAAGAACTTGTCACGTGTCTGCTACGAGTCTTACGACCCATTGCTACACATCAACGAGAACAGCAGCATCTGGGACCTGATTGAGGAGCCTGAGTACACCGAGGTAAACAAGACTAGAGACCAGCCTACCATACCAATCACGGATGAGAATAAGATTGTGGACATACTAGTGAAGTGGTGGACAAAGAAGTATCCCATGAACGAGGGCCAGCGCAATCAGAACTGCTACGTCCTAGCCATGGCCTTCAATGACTTCGGTATCAACAAGGGCCTTGCGTCCTACGTCCTGAATCAGTACGCCTCTGAGGACTTCTCTGTACGTGAGATTTCTAGGACCATCGACTCAGCGTATAGTCACACGACCAACTTCGGCACTAAGTACTACGAGGATGAGGAGCGGATTAATAACATCAGAGCTAAACTCAGACGTGGTGTATCAAAAAAAGAGATTCGCATCCAACTGCAAGACTCCCACTTGGACAGCGATACCATCGAATCAGTCCTTAATAAAGTAGAGGAGGAGAATGCTAAGCAAACATTCTGGGACAGAAACGATAAGGGAGTAATCAAGATAATACACATTCAGTTCAAGCAATTCCTTGAGGACAATGGCTTCTACAAGTACTGCCCTGAGGGAGGAAAGAACTACGTGTTTGTCAAGGTCACCAACAACTTGATTGACCACACCTCAGAGAAGGAGATTAAGGACTTCGTCTTAAACCATCTGCTGGAGCTGGACGATATTGGCGTATACAATTACTTCGCTGACCAAACTAGGTTCTTCAGGGAGGAGTTCTTGTCACTGCTGTCCACGATTGACATCTACTTCATAGCAGACACCAAGGGTGCGGCATACCTGTACTATAAAAACTGCGCTGTAAAAATCACCAAGGAGGGCGTGTCCACGCTGGACTACCTAGACCTTGGCGGCTACGTGTGGAAGGACCACGTGATAGACAGGAACTTCGTGATGTGCGGTGTATCTGAAGGCTTTGATTTCAAAAAGTTTATCAGCAACATCAATGGTGGTGACGAGGGACGTATCAAGTCCATGGAGAGCACGATAGGATTCCTGTTGCACGGATACAAGAACCTGAGCTTCTGCCCTGCAGTGATATTGAACGATGAGGTGATTAGCGACAACCCTGAGGGTGGCACAGGGAAAGGTTTGATTATGAATGCGCTCAGCAAGATGAAGAAGCTAGTCGTGATTGACGGCAAGTCATTTGCATTTGAGCGCAGCTTCGCATACCAGCTGGTGTCAGCAGACACTCAGATACTTTGCTTCGATGACGTGCGAAAGCACTTTGACTTCGAGAGGCTATTCAGTGTCATCACTGAAGGCTTGACTTTGGAGAAGAAGAACAAGGACGCCATCAAGATTCCGTTCGCTAAGTCTCCAAAGATTGCCATGACAACTAACTATGCAATCAAGGGTGCAGGCAACTCATTCGCAAGGCGTAAGTGGGAGCTGGAGCTACACCAATACTACAGCAAGGACTATACGCCATTGGATGAGTTCGGCAGGCTAATGTTCGGGGACTGGAACGATGACGACTGGTGTGAGTTTGACAACTACATGATTGGATGTCTTAAGAATTACTTGAAGACAGGCCTAGTTAAAAGTAAATTCGTTAACTTAAAAATACGTCAGCTATCTGCTGAGAGTTGCCATGAGTTTATCGAGTGGTGTGGATTGGTTGACAGCACAGAGCGTAACGTGATGCTACAGACAGACGTGAGGCTGTACAAGAACGAGCTGTACTCCAACTTTGTAGAGGAGTATCCTGACTATGGTCCAAGAGGACGCATGAGCATAAGCAGGACCAAGTTCTATAGGTGGTTGGTGTCTTATGCGATATACAAAGAGGGTACCTTTCCTGAAGAGGACAGGGACCAACAAGGACGATGGATTATTATTAAAAGCAAAAAAGAAGATGAAGACTAATGTAATTATCTGGAACTACGTGTTCCATTGGAATGAGTACACAGGCAAGTGGTACGCTGTACACAGGGACAGGTACCTTGAGTATTGGAATGTTGAGAAAGATGGATTCCTGAGTGACGAGAGCCTAGATGAGCTGATTAAGAAGATAAAAGAATGACAGAAGTTATTGCAAGAATACCTGCTTATAGTAACCAGTCTATGGTAGACTATTGCGACACGTTACTATCAATACTTATTCAGACCTACGACACAAAGGTAGGCCGAGGCAAGAAGGCAGATACGATTAAGGTATTCAAGCACAAGAGCGACCAAGATGTCATCGACAAATTAATCAGGAGCAAAGAGCACTACCATAAATTAAATCAAATGACATTAAAATTTAGGGATTATCAGACCGACATAATAAAGAAAGGCTGCCATATTTTAAAGGAACATGGGTTCTTATATTTGGCAATGGCGGTAAGGACGGGCAAGACTCTAACGAGTCTAGGTATTGCAGAAAGGATAGAGGCTGAGCGTGTGCTATTTATTACCAAGAAGAAAGCAATAAGCACAATTGAGGCAGACTATAAACTATTGAAACCATATCACCACCTGACTGTAATTAACTACGATAGCCTACACTTGGTGATGGACAACGAGAAGTGGGACCTGATTATCTGCGATGAGGCTCACAGCATGGGGGCATTCCCAAAGCCAAGTGGCAGGGCTTTGCTGGTGGCTCAGGTGATAAGGAAGTATAGACCAATGGTGATACTGCTGTCTGGCACGCCAACACCTGAGAGCTACTCACAGATGTACCATCAGGTCTATGCGATACCAAACAATCCGTTCAAGGAGTTCTCAAACTTCTACAGATTTTGCGACAAGTACGTCAACATAAAGCAGAAGAAAATCAACAGCCTTTTTATCAATGACTACAGCCATGGTCTTGAGAGTATCATCAAAGCGATGGAGCCGTACACGATTAACTACACTCAGGTGGAGGCAGGGTTTAAGTCAGAGGTGAAGGAGGAAGTCTTGTACGTAACCATGAAGGACTCGACCTACAACATGATACGTAGACTAAAGCGGGACCTAGTCATAGAGGGTAAGGGAGAGACCATCCTTGCGGACACGGCAGTGAAGTTGATGATGAAGGTGCACCAGTTGTGCAGTGGCACGATTAAGTTTGAGAGTGGCAACAGCATGGTGCTGGACACGAGCAAGGCGGAGTTCATTAAACAAAAATTTCAAGGAAGTAAGATAGGCATCTTCTATAAATTTAAAGAAGAGTACAACGCCTTGAAGCAGGTGTTTGGAGATGACTTGACTAGCGAGCTGAGTGTCTTCGAGGACACTGACAAGAACATAGCCCTGCAGATAGTATCTGGTCGTGAGGGTATATCTTTACGAGACGCTGACTACTTGGTGTACTACAACATTGACTTCAGTGCCACTAGTTATTGGCAGAGCAAGGACAGGATGACGACCAAGGACAGGCTAGAGAATCAAGTCTACTGGGTGTTCTCAGAGGGAGGTATTGAACCAGACATATACAAAGCAGTATCAAACAAGAAGGACTACACTATTAATCACTTTAAAAAAGACTTTTATGATAACTAACGAGCAGAATGTTTTGAATGCCAACATCCCTAACCTGAAGCTAAAAGTTCGCAGGAGTTGGCTTACAAAGAAAGAGGAGGACCACAACATATACGATAGCTGCTATGCATTTGCTATTCAAAGTGTGGCAGGAAAGATACTCACGTTCCACATCATGACTGACTATGGAATGCTGAGAAGCAGGGTGCCAATTTCAGAGTTGTTCTTTAGTGAAACAACCTGTGACATCCCCTCACACTTTAAGCAGTTGTGGGATTGCTTCAGTGAGAACGTCAGCGTTATTGAGTACTCATACTTGGCGGAGAAGCGATGCAAGGTTATATTAAAGGACAAGACTCTTGTGTGGGCGACCTATCTATTCACCGTGGATTGGTTCACGAACCCATACTCTGACGAGCCTACAGATTACAAGTGTGGCCACATACTGCTGGCCGATGTAGGGTACTTGATGTGCCAGCCTAACAACAGGATATTTTGGAAGGACTCAAACTTTATTACAAACGACTTCCCGATAGAGCCAAAGGAATTTAAGGTGGACTCAGAGCTACAATGTGTAGAGTCAGAGAGCGACAGATGGGTAAGTTCAAACGGAAACTCTTTTTATTACGACATAAACGAAACAAACGAAAATGAAAGCAAAACTAATCTTTAATTTACCTGAGGAGAGCCACGAATGGGAGAATGCAATCAGGGTCGCTTCAATGCATTCTACCTTATGGGAGTATGACCAGTGGCTAAGGTCTAAGATAAAGTACGAGGACCTGACCGATGAGCAGTATCAAGTTTATCAGGGTTGCCGAGACCACTTGAGAACATTAATGTATGAGAACGATATTAATTTAGAAAATGGCTGATATCGATATGTGCCCGGGGACAGGTTGTCCCTACAAAGAATCCTGCTACAGGTTCACGGCAAAGCCTAATGAGTACCAATGGCGGTTCTCAAACCCACCAATCAAGGATGGTAAGTGTGACATGTATTGGGGAGAAAATGCAGAAAACATTTGGAATCAACTAAAAGAGATAGTCAAATGAACAGAAAAGATTTTCTTAAACGGTTAGGGCTACTAACTACTACAGCAGTGGTAAGTCCTACAATACTAGCAGAGCAGTCGCAAGTTGCGGCCACAAAAATAACAATTGACTCAACTTCTGATGCTGACTATAAAAGTTTAGGAGTAGAAAGGATGAGAATTTGCTCTTCTGGTAATGTAAAAATAGGTTTTTTACCACCTAATTCTAAAGTTGATATAGGACTATGAAACAGACAGCAGTAGATTGGATAGGAGTTTTTATAATCCGTTTTTGTAGATTGCTTAAAATGAGTTGTCCTAAATGCAAAATTGGTAAACTAACTCAAGATGACATTCATCATTGTTGGGGAGGTGGAGAATTAAATGTTTATAGTTGTGATACCTGTAATGCTCAATTTGTTTAAAATATATGAAACAGACGGCAGTAGATTGGATGTTTGCCCGACTATGGGAGACATCAAAGGATAAGTTCACATGGAACAGTATCTTAGAAGAAGCCAAGCAAAGAGAGAAGATGCAAATAGAGTCAGCATATAGACACGGTGCGTCTGATTTCATTCTGCATCGATACAAGATGGAACAGTACTACAAGGACACCTACGAAAACAAATGAACATCTATCTAGGACAACAAGCAAAGAAGTTATTCTTTGGCCGTGAGATACCTATGGATTCAATGGGGGTATTTAAGTCTAACATAGATGAGTGGGTATATTGGTACCGTGATGAACGGATTTATGATACTGGATTTGCAGATACACAGGCAGAAGCAATGCAAAAGTCAAAAGCATATATTAAAATAATTAATTTAAGATATGATATATAGAGTACACGGAGCAAAGTTCCACGACATGGACAGGCTCAACGACCAAATAAAGAAAGTCATGCGCAGGTATGGACATCAGTTCGGATACTTTGAGATTGGAGATATGTACGAGATTGATGGCACAGTAAACTTAATCCTAGAATGAAGTATTCAAGAAGTTTCAATCACGATGTAAAGGTTGGACTACTGGGAGAGGATTGGGCAAAGGAATTTTTCTCAGGAGAGTTTAAGCTTGAAGTTAAGTTCGACTCCATGGCCCACACCTCAGGCAACCTTTTCATCGAGTACTCTTCAAGGGGTAAGCCATCAGGGATAGCGGCAACAGATGCCGAGTACTATTTGTACATAATAGCCGAGTTCAACTACGCCATCATATTGAACGTGGAGAATCTAAAGGAAAGGCTCAGGTTCTACTACAAGCACAATATGTACATAAGAAATGGAGGAGACGATGACACCTCAGTCGGCTTCTTGGTGCCTATACAAGAACTGTTAACGGTATAAAAAGGGGTATGTTTAGGGTATAAAAAGGGGTATAAAAATCAATGACCGAGCAACAGATACAAACAAGGCTAATGAAGGAGCTGGAGTCAAAGGGATACTACGTCATCAAGTTGATTAACACCAACAAGAATGGTATCCCAGACCTGATAGCCATACCAAAGGACTCAGACGTTGAGTTCTATGAAGTAAAGAAGCCAAAGGGTAGAGTATCAAAGCTTCAGGAGTACAGATTAAAAGAGCTTGCAGCTCACGGAATAAAAGTAGAAATCTATAAAGGAATCGAATCAAATGATAATGCATAAGGAAACCAAAATGGAGACTCTGTCTCAGATAGTGAACAGAGAATTTAAAGCGAACATATTTAACCATTCAAAAAAACAAAACAATGTAAACGCAAGGAAAGTATTTTGCAAAATATTAAATGAAATAGGGTTCTCATCGAACGACATCTGTGACTTTATGAAGAGAAGCTACGGGGTTTATATGTACTACATGGGAGATGTAGAGAATCTTATAAGGTATAATCCTGAAGTAGGCCAGAAATATTTAACCTGTAAGGAGTTATTTTTTATAACGATAAGGGGGATAATACAAGAACAGAATGAGTATATTGTTAGTACAAATTCAAAGATTAACTACTCTGTCTGGGACAAGGACAGCCTGCCTAAGGTTGAAGACAAGTACGACAGGATAAAAAGAATCATTGAGCTTGTTGATTTCAATACTCCATTGGGGCAAGAACATTTAATATTTCAAAAATTAGTCCACGTGTTTGAAACTATATCAGACGATGGAGAAAAAACGAGACCGAGAAAATGCTAGAGCAAACAGAATTGCAGCACGTGTGGGGCTGAACCATGTCTTGCTGGCTAGTATTTATGAGAACGTAGTGGATAGGGACTTCAAGAAGGCAGAGGTAGAGCTGAAGGAACTTATCTACGATTTAAGATTAATGTTGAAATCAATAGAGGAAGATGATTTTTGAAACGGATACAGATATTCTAAGAGAAAAAAAAGCAATCGATTTATTTGTCAGTATTTTCAAAGGCTCCTACAAAAAGCTAGACCCTCTTGACATAGACTACAAGGTGTCCGATGATAGAGGACAACTGATTGCTTATGTTGAGGTGGTTGGAAGGATGAGGAGCATGAAGACGTCCTACCCTCTGCCAATTACTTTGAGCAAGTTGAACAAGCTTATAGAGAAGCGACTCAACCCTGTGATTGTGTGGTCCTGTGACGATGGCATCATCTACGCTGAGGCCACCAAGCTAGAGGGAGAAATAAAGTGGGGAGGTTTCCCTCCCCGTGCTGATGAGATGATGGTCTATTACGATAAGCAGAAGAGCATGAAGTACGTGAGGTATGTTTAATTCCCTCTTTTCTTTTTCTTAAACTCTCTGTCTTCTCTAGCCTTAGACTCCTTCTCTAATTTACTTTCAACAGCCTCCTTTGCCTTCGTCTTCTTGGCCCACTCAGAGTTAGGTCCGAATCTTTTTCTCCAGAGGGAAGGATTTAATCGCTTCATATCACTCTCGTTGTCGTATCGCTGACCTTTGCTTGAGTCATAAAGTAGTCTCTTTTTCCTTGCAGTTAATGCCTCCTTTTGCTTATCAATGGCAGCCTTAGCCTCTTCGCTTCCTGTGATTTCAATAATCTTTTTATCTAAAGCTTTGCGCTCATCCTCATCCTTAATCTTGCTCTTCAGCTCTCTTAAGTCTTTTAGCTTCTCGTACTCATCTCTGCTTGGTATTGACGAATCAGGAGTATTGGCAGCCTTACGTAGGTCCTTGTAAATCTCATCGTTGACAGCCTTCTTTACGTCCTTGTATAGTGGGATGAGACCAAGGTTACCAGCTACTTCCAAAGGAATTCTATAATTGACAGTCATGTCCTCTCTTCGTATGGCTTCAGGCTCCTTCTTAGTCGGCCCCTCACCCATTACTCTGCTAGATAAGGCTCCAAAGTTTTTACCTATTAACACAGCAGTGTTTAACGCAGGAGTATATGCACCAGCCATGCTGATAGCCATCTTTGGAACATCTATATCTCCTCTGTCTCCTACGTTTAGATAAGTGTATGCAATGTTGTCCTTGTAGAAATCATACTCTCCGTTTCTAAGGAAGTCAAGATACTCTTCGTTGACTTTTTCTACACCAAAGTTTATCATGCCTCTTACTGCGTTGCCAAAGTTTCTTCCAAGAGTATACCCTACCAATACGTTACTTAATCCTCTACCAATCATTTGGAAGTATGACTTCTCATCCACTTCTTCCTCGTCCTCCCAATCAAATGCAAGACCAAGTGCAGCTCCTACTAATCCAGCCCCCATGTTAGCAACCATAACCTGATAGATTACAGACCTAGTTGTGATGCCAGCTAGTACAGCGGCAGCTTTTTTCTTGGTCATGTATCCCTCGTTGAACAAATTATAGACCGCACTTCTTGCAGCAGCATAATCAAAGTTCATGAAGTTAGTCATGTAAGAGTTAAAGTTGTTCCACAGCTTTTGTGTTAAGCCTTGATTTGGCTTGAGCTTTCCTTTAAGTACGCCCATGAACTCGTTGTTAGCAGCACCTGAGTATACAGACTCTTGGTCAGCCTTTCTTGTGGCCTGCTCAATTGCATCTGCATACTTCTGCATATAGTCAAGGTCATTGTTAATCATCATCTCTTGATTAACTTCTTCCCCTGTTATTCTTTTGAACTCATTCATGAAGCTTCCAAACCAAAGCGGCATAGACACCACCTTATCAGGAGTTGTTAGCATTGTGTCAGCAATGTATTCAACAGGGTTCTGTACAAATCTTTTTAATGTTAGATTGTAAATCTGTGCTGTTCTATTTCTTAAAGCGCTTCTTGAAATGCTGCCCTTTATACCTGAGGTTTGCTTTAGTATTTGAGGGTCTACCATCCTTCCAGAAAGAGCATCCGTAGAATAAAGTCTAGACGTTTGTTTTGACTTTGCATTATTCATGAACTCATACCCATTAGCAGAAGCAATTAGCTTAGCGTGTTTAATACCTGTAGCAAATCCCTTTGGATTTATAATCAAGGCGTTGACAATGTTGGATGCTAGTTCAGCTTGGAACCTAGTAGTTCCAGCCAATGCAGCTCTGTATCCCTGCTTCTGAATAAAGTCAAACACTTCATTTGAAAGGTCATCCTGACTGATATTGTTGGTCAATATATTCTCAAGAGCCTCTTCGTAAGCGTTGTTAATCGCATTGAATATTTGAATCTTTTCCTTATTCATAAGGCCCTTGCTCTCTAAATTTTTCTCTGCCTGAATTAAGGTTCTTCTGGCGGTACGAATAGGGGATGTCAAGTTATAATCTAACAACACAAACTTAGCTCCCTTTTGAGTAGAGGTAAACAAGTCAAAGTTTAGCGGAGTCAAAGCACCAGTTCGCTCAATCAAAGACTTAGCCTTTGTGGTTGGTCTCATTGAGTTACTGTAACTACTAGAGAACTCAGGAGCTGCAGTAGCATCCATAGGGTTCTGCTCATGCAAAACATTGTGGTGAAAATAATTGTCCATCAACTCTACTTTATTCCCACGTATCACAGAAGCTGTGTATGCTGCCTTCTCACCTAAAGATGCATTGATTTCAGTCATGACTTTAATGGCATTTTTCTCAGCATTATTAAATGTGTTGTAGAACTTATCCAAGTCAACAGCCCCGTCCACAGTATATGTGTCAAGCTCTTCAAGTATCTGCTCTAGCTTCTCAGCGTCCGCTTCTTTGAATACTGACTTGCCTTTTCTAATATGCTTAATGGTCTCCTTAAGGTAATCGGAAACAGGCCTAACTCCCTTCTTGCCAATGTTTGACTCGTACTCACGCTGAAGCATATAGGTTGTCATTCTAAACTTAGACATCAAATACTTGTCAGGGTTCTGATTGAATGAAGCCAATACTTTATTTTGAGCAATATCTATTTTTTGAGACACTCTTTTTAGCTCCGAGTTAAATCTAGCCAATGCCTGAGAAGATTGCTCAAGCAATGAGTTAAAGATGTCCCTTGTTTTAAAATCACCAAACACATTGTCTATGTAGTATAGAGGGTTAGCTCTTATCAATTCATCGACAGCTCCCTTGTTAGTGAACTTATCCTTTAGTCTAGAATATAGTTTTGAGAAAGACAAAGGCTTAGCTCTTTCTATAGCACTTGAAAGAACCTTTCCTTCTTTGATAGCATCAAGTTTCTCTATAGATATCTTGGCATAATGAGGTAGGTACCCATTATTTATGTTTTCTATAACCTTGATTATGTTTTTCAAATCAGGCAAAGAAAGATTCATTAAGTCCGACTCGCTTAGCTCCTTGATTAGTTTTGCTAGATTTAATGCATCTTCTTTCTCATCACGGCTAGGCATAGGGAATTCTTTATTGTCAATCTTTAGAGCCTTTAATATTTTTATTTCCTCCTTCTTTTGTTCTGCAATCTCTTCTTCAGTTAAATCAGTACGTTCTACCTGAGGTAGTATTTCAGACTTATACTTTCTCATAAGGTCTGCTTCATCAGTAGAGATTAGACCATCGTCTATCATCTTCTTGATGGTAGCTGCATAGTTAAGACCACCTTCTTCGTTGAATACCTGCTCATCGTAGTTATTAAACCTATCAGCAAGGACGTCCACCGAGGATAGCTCATTGCTTACCTCTTCAAGTATCTCATTGACCTCTTTTAACACCTTGACTCTGTCATCAATACTAAGCACTGCCTTTCTTGCTCCGAAGTCCTCCAAGATACCTAAGTACTTCTCAAGTTGATTCAAAGGAATCAGCGTAGGATTAATAGATAGGAGTTGTTTCAGTGGTATGAATAGGTCTTCAGCTACACCAATCTTTGTCTTGATATTTTCTTTTGCCTTTTTAATTTGAGCTAATGCAGTAGTCATCTTCCCAACATACTCTGCCTTTGAGAATACCTTAGCAACGTAATCCACAAAGTTGGATATGGATGCCTCACTCAAAGGATTCATCTTGAGTGCCCTAACAGTAAGGCTAGTGGCTTGGTTGAGCGTAATCTTACCATCTGTAACCATTTGCTTAATCTCATCTGCCAAGAATTTATTAGCCTCAGCTATTGACTTCTTAGCTGCAGCTGCACCTTCAGCAAGTTCTTTAATTCTTTTCTTAAGAACCTGTGTTTCGGTCATTGTTATCTTAGTGATATCCTTTAGCTGACCAAGTATTCTCTTTGCCGTAGGAGCTGACTTTTGTCTTAGCCCAAGCATTTTACGAACCTCACGTACTAGCTTTTCTTTCTGTACATCCGTGGCTGCTGTGTATGCCTTTGAGTTCTTTAGCTTGCTGATTACTTCTTTGGATTCAACACCCTTAACAATCAAGTCCTCAATTCTTTTCATCAAAGAATCATAACCGCTAATAGTATCTTCAGACAATGTAACCCTTCCTGCTGCAGGGATATCTTTTGCCATAGCCTTCTTGATGTTGGCCTTAGATATACCCTTACTTTCAAGGAATGACTTTATTACCTCCTCAGAAAATCCCTGAGCTCTAGCTTGCTGAACTACCTTCTTTGCCTTAGCTTCAGAATTAAGCTGAGCCTTTCCTTTAACATCTTCTTGAAGATTTAAGTCCTGATAATCATACAGAATTTGGTCAGCCCTGTCAATGTTTTCCGTCTCAGAAAGCAAAGTTTTTCTTCTCTGCTCTGGCGTTAACTTAGCTCTATACTCAATGTTTCTAGCCTCAACTTCTCCCGCTATTCTGTAATAAAGGTTGTATGCAGATGCAGCTTGAACTCCATATATATCGTCAACCGTTATTTTTCTTCCTAGTCTTTTACTAGCATCCTCAGCAAAAACTATCTTTCGTGCCTTTTCTTCCTTGGTATCCTTATGAAGAGCTAATTGCTGTATCTTCTTTAAATCATTTTTTGCTTTATCATAAGTTAACTTAGACCTTTTTATAGAGTCTTTGTTTTCAGAATCCTTGTAAAAATCTTTTGTAAAGTCAAGTACATTTTTTGCCTTTCTTACCACATCTCTAACATCATCTAGCAAATACTTCATGATGCCTTTTGCTAGTGCTGGATTAGAGCCACTTTCGAAAAACTCTACAGTTTGAATATAATGCTGCAACTCATGTAGCATTGTTAATTCAGCAACCTCTCTATTATTGTTATAGTATTTAGTATTAATACTTATCTCCTGTGTAGGCCTATAGAATCCACCCAAATCTTCATCAGACAAATCCTCAAATACAACTTTTATTTCTTTAGCCTTAGGATATGCATCATATAAGTCAGGAGCTATAAATATATCTCCTAACTTGGCAACCCTTACATTTTTTGTACCTCTCTTTTCTTCCTTTAAATCATCAAGGTCGATGTCCTTGAACTTACCATCTGGTATTTCATACTTCCACTTACCATCTTTACCCTTCTCCCAACCTGTAGCTTCTCTAATAATCTGGGGACTAACTTTATTTTTATCCATATCCTCAGCTAAGTTTTGATTAAACTTAACTGCAGCAGATAGATTAGCATTCTTTCCAATCAACTGAGCCTTACCTTTCATCCTTGGCTCAAGCTCTCTAATTACGCCCGTCTCGGCAGCAATAACTTTCGTCTGCATTGGCTTAGTCTTACCTTCTCTGCCGCCAATTACATCCTTGTACTTTTCTTTTATAGACTCAGGCATGATATCCCAAGAGTCAATCTTCTTATCAGGAACACCTACTACTTCACCACTAATAGCAAACTCATAGGTAGAGTGTGGAGCTTTACCAGAAACCCCTGTTGGCTTGCCAACAAGCATGATATCATTCTGATTGAAATCATTTTCTCTGTAGAAGCCATCTCTCAATTCATTGTAGTCAATGAATGCATTGAATGAGCCTAAAAGTTCTTTAAGCGAACCTTTCGGTGCCGTCTTTAGAGAACCGATTTCACCAATAGATATAAGGAAAGGTTTTCTCTTAGGGCTATCAGCCAACTCTTTAAATGAATTCACTTCATTCAATGCGTCCTTGATAGTTTTTAGTTCTACCGTTTCTTTTTCAAAATTGTTAATTGCTTCTTTGAACTTATTAAAGTCTGAGGTCTTATTTATTCTATCAGCCAACAAGTCCAATACTCTTTTGTTAAATAGCTTGGCCTTTTCAGGAGAGCCGCTAATAAAGAATATGTAATCAGCCTGATTGATTTGATTTGTCAAAGTCTTCTCAGGTAGACCACTTGCCCAAAGAATTCCCTTGCTTCGGTTGGCAGGGTCTAGAGCAAAGCTTGGGCCTGCGTCTAAGTAATGTTCTCCTTCAATAACTTCATCGTAATAATTTCCACGACCTAGTTGGTCTGCCATCCAAAACCAAATCTTTTGTTTCTTGGCGACAATGTCATCGATTAAAGCATTGATGTCAATCTTATCTGCTTCAGTAACGAATGATAGTGGTAATGGTGCCTTAGGGAAATTTAAAGAAGCTTTTCCTTTAGGGAGGGGATTGATTGTTGTAGGGCTTCCAATAGGGACAGATAGTCCTTCTTGAATTGCCGTGATATCCGCAGGGTTAATTTCCTCTCCTTTGCGAATAGACTCGGATATGTTTCTAAGGAACTCAATTGTCTGCTTGGTATCTTTAACATTTTGAAATGGAGTGAAAGCTCCATTAGTAATCTTAGATACCACCTCATTGATTATTGAAGCAATGTTCTGTAATACAGTAGGAGATATATTCTTATCTGATTGAGTGAGCTGAGCAGCTAGTTCAACTAGGTACTCTTCGTATGAATCGTTCTGCTCATATTGATTTGCAAAGTCGGTCAATGCCTGATTGCCTTCTTGATTTAATACAGATGCAATTCTATTCTTTAGCGTCCTAAATGATTCTACATTCTCACCAAATGCTTTACGCATTACACCATGTGCAACTTCGTGCGCAACGGTTGCGTTGTTAGCCTTGTTAAGATTGATATCTATCTTACCAACATAAGTCCCGTCAGGTCTTTGCGCATAAGAGAAATAACCTGATGATTCAGCATTGCCATTAACAGAAGCCATTGCATTTTTGTAGCTGTTCTCGTCATCGTGTACTACGATTGTAAAGTCAGGAAGCACAGACTTTAATGTAGTTAATGTCTTCTGAGCAAAGTCAACAACTTGTTTCTTGGTGTTATGCTTTATTCTCTTTTTCAA